TGGCATTTAATTAACTGTATAATCCCCATTACGTTTGTTTAATAAGCGTAGTTCCAAAACCAAATTTAGGAAAATGAACAGAAATTTTTTAAAAGAGGCTATCGCCGATGCAAAAGCTGTAAAAGAATCAGCAATTGCAAATGCCAAAGCTGCTCTTGAAGAATCTTTCACCCCACATCTGAAAAACATGTTAGCTATGAGGCTACAAGAAATGGAAGATATGGAAGAAGGATACGACGAGATGGAAGAGGCAAAAATGAAAAAAGAAGGTAAACACATTCCGATGAAAACCGAAGGTGAAGAAATGGATGAAGCTGAAGACATGGACGAAGCTAAAGACATGGAAACCGAAGGTGAAGACATGGATGAAGCTGAAGACATGGATGAACTTAAAGACATGGACGAAGCTGAAGGTGAAGAAATGAACCTTGATGAACTTCTAGCTGAGCTTGAAAAGGAAGAAAAAGAAGAAAAGAAAAAATCCGTAAAAGAAGCTGAAAAAGAAGAAAAGAAAAAAACCGTAAAAGAAGCTGAAGAAGAAGCTGAAGAAACCGAAGAAGAAGAAGTTTCTCTTGAAGACATGACCGATGATGATCTTAAAGCATTTATCGAAGATGTTATTCAAGATATGGTATCTGCAGGTGAATTAGAAGCTGGAGACGAAGCTGAAGGTGAATCAGAAGAAGTTTCCGAAATCGGAAAGATGAAGAAAGAAGGTTATCAAGAAAAAAACAATGAAGGTAAAGAGATGAAGAAAGAAGGTAAGAAGTTGGAAAAAGAAGGTAAAGAAGTAGAAAAAGAAAACAAAGAATTGAAAAAAGAAGTTGAAGAAAAAGATAAAGAACTTAAAGAAGCTTATAGAGCTTTAAGATCTGTTAAATCTGAACTTAACGAAATCAATTTGTTGAACGCTAAATTACTTTATACTAATAAAATTTTCCGTTCTAAAACTTTAACTGAATCTCAAAAAGTAAAAGTTTTAACTGCTTTTGACAAAGCTATTAATGTAAGTGAAGTAAAATTAGTTTATAACACCTTAGTAGAAGGTTTAAAAACAACTAAAAAACCAGTAAACGAAAGTTTATTAGGTAGCGCTTCTAAAACTCTTAGCTCTGTTAAAACTACTAAACAGCCAATTGTTGAATCTAACGAAATGATCAAAAGATTCCAAAAATTAGCTGGAATTATTTAATTAACTAACAACTAAAAAAAAAACGTAAAATGTCACAATTACAACAACTCTTAGAAAGTTCTAATCAGTACAAGTCGCTTCAAAGCGATGCTGCTAGATTAGCATCCAAGTGGGTAAAAACAGGCCTACTTGAAGGTTTGGGTTCTGAGTCAGACAAAAGTAACATGTCTATGATCTTAGAAAATCAAGCAAAACAATTAGTAAACGAAGGTTCAACTACCGGTGGTGGTAGTGGTGCTGGTACCTTTACAGTAGGTACAGGTGCTCAATGGGCTGGTGTAGCTTTACCTTTAGTTCGTAAGGTATTTGGTCAAATCGCTGCAAAAGAATTTGTTAGCGTTCAACCAATGAACTTACCTTCAGGTCTAGTTTTCTACCTAGATTTCCAATATGGTACTACTAAAGCTCCATTTACTTCAGGTCAATCAATGTATGGTGATACTGGATCTAACCCAACAACTGCTCCTTTTGGTAACACTAACTCAGGTGGTGCTTACGGAGCTGGTCGTTTTGGTTATTCAATCAATAACACCTCTTCTTTAACCACTATATTCTCAACAGCTTCTGCTGATTGGTATCGTGATTTCAACGCAAACGGTGATTATTCAGCTTCTGTAGCTAACTACTCATTGTTCTTTGTACAAACTTCTTCTTTAGGTTCTAACTACGATCCTAGAGCTATCAGAGGTTTCTATCCATCAGGTTCAGGTCTTACAGCTGCTGCTATTCTTCCTGAATTTACTAAGATTACCGGTAGTAACATTGCTTTCGTAGCACTTGATAATATCGCTAACTCTGGTTCAGGTGTAACCTTGTTCTTCACTCTTCAACCAACTGATGCAAATCGTGGTGATTTTGAAGATACTAACACTAGCTTAAACGCTAACAACAACCCAATTTCTATCCCAGAAATTAACATCCAACTTCAATCTCAAGCGATTGTTGCTAAAACTCGTAAGTTAAAAGCTGTGTGGACTCCTGAGTTCGCTCAAGACTTG